GTCTCTCCCGTTGATCGTCACTTAATTTTCTTGGGAACTGAAACAACAATTGGTGATTCAACAACTCAAGACGATATGTTTATAAGGTTCTCTGATCAAGAAAGTACAAGCGATTATGCCCCTACTGCAACGAACACCGCGGGCACGCAAAGACTGGCCCAGGGTTCTAGAATCATGGGAGCGGTTCGAGGTCGGGACACCATGTATATTTGGACCGATACAGCCATCTTTCTAATGCGTTTTGTTGGTCAGCCCTTTACCTTTTCTTTTGAACACGCGGGAACGAACTGTGGACTCATTGGAAAGAACGCCTGCATGGAAGTGGATGGGACTGCTTTCTGGATGTCTGAAAATGGTTTCTTTAGCTATTCAGGTCAACTTCAATCAATGCCATGTTTAGTTGAAGATCATGTGTTTGAGGGTTTAAATTTCACCCCTCGAGATTTAATTAACGCCGGACTCAATAATCTTTTTGGAGAAGTCAGCTGGTATTATTGTAGTTCAGGTTCGGAGGTGGTGGATCGAGTCGTGACTTATAATTATTTAGAGTCCGTGATGCTTAAAAAACCGATCTGGTATACTGGAACGTTGGCACGAACGGCCTGGGCAGACTCTTCTGTCTTTGAAAAACCTCATGCCTGTTATTATACGACAGCGGATAATGCCTCCTATGATGTGGTGGGCAATACGGACGGCACTACCATTTATTATGAACAGGAAACAGGGACCGATCAAGTGAATGCCGGAGGATCGATCACTGCAATCACCGCCAGTGTTCTTTCAGGAGACTTTGATATTACACAGAAACGAGCGGCCCAGGGACAGCTTTTAGGAGCGCCTGATCTACGGGGAGATGGTGAATACCTTATGAAGATTAAAAGATTTTTACCGGACTTTATTAGTCAGACGGGAGATACCAAGATTACTTTATTTTTAAGAAATTATCCCAATAGTAGCTCTGCCAGTTCTTCCTTAGGACCCTTTACAATCACCAGTTCCACTGATAAAGTTGACACGCGCGCACGGGCGAGAGCCATTGCGCTTCAAATAGAAAACACGGGTTCCAAAGACGGGTCCTATGAGGCCCAGAACTGGAAGCTCGGAACATTTAGACTGGACATACAACCGGATGGAAGAAGATAATGGCATATACTGGAATAGATAAAGAGATTTACGATTCAGGAACTCATTTTAGACCCCTGCAAGAATATACACAACAGCAATGGACTCCTCCCGCAATCATGGGACAAAATACAAATGCAGGAATTACTAACACACAAGCAGCTGGATCTTACATGGGCTATCCTAGTTATGAAGCATGGTTATTAGCACAAGGTGGTGGTGGAAATGGTGGGGGAAATGATCCTGTAGATAATATAAATAGAGGAGGCATTAATCAAAATTTAGGCCCAACCAATATAACTGATTATGAATCCGAAGCTTACGGTGTAGGTCCTACATGGGGAGGAACCTGGGCTAGGGCACAAGATTTCTATTCTCAACTTCCTACCCCAACTAATCTTTTAAGAAGAGGCTGGAAGGGAATTCAGAAATGGAGAGGGGACAGAAAGATTGCAGAAGAAAAAAGAGTAGCAGATGAAATAGCAGCGCATAATAAAGCAGCTGCTGATGCAGCTATGGCTAGCCAAGTACAACAAAATATACAAACTTATGGAAGTGGAAATAGACCTAATATAGGAATGAATGAACCTGGTGGAGGGACAGGACAATCACCTACAGGAGGTGACGTAGAAGGAACTCCTTTTGCTCAAGGCGGAAGGATTGGTTACCGAACAGCAGGACCTGTTTTTGGCCACGACGAACCTAGCGAACCTATCTTAGACTTTATGCAAGATCAAAATATTCCTTTTAGTGAGCAGGTAGAAGGCGAAGAAGGCATTCTAGAACACCTGGTTGCTAAATATATAGAAGCAGGATTCCCTCCTGATCAAGCTGAAGAAATGGCGATGAAAGAATTTCAACAAATGGCTATGGGATCCGAACAAGATCAAGGCATAGCGAGTCTAGTATAATGGCAAAAATTGTACAAGCATTAACAAGAGCGAGTAGAGAATACGATCCCATCACGTTTCAATCCTTAGTCCGGGATCTGGATGCGGTGATTAATAAACTCAATACTTCCTTTCAACAAGAACTTAAACAAGAGGTAGACGCTCAGGCGTTCTTTATCGAATAATGGCAGTTATCAATCAGTATAAAATGTATGGAGTCACGAGTACGTCCGCTGAAGGGCCCATTAAGTTCTTTGGCACGACGACGATTAGCGGAGTGGCTACTCAAAATCCACTACTTTCAGAAACTTATATTGTGAAATCATTACATGTCACCAATAAATCAGGATCGAATACACCCACGATTACCATTACGAACAATGGTTTTCAGGTGATTAATACTCAAACGTTAAGCACGGCAGCTAGCGTAGAGATTTTAACGAATCCGATGGTGGTCGAAGGGAATACGGTTCTTTCTTATACGACCGCAGGAACCGTGAGCGATGGCGTAGATATTACCATCAGTTATTTGAACATTAAAAAAGAGGTTACGGTATAATGGAAATACTCGACGCAGCTAAAGTCACGACAACGATCAGTAATTTGAAAACAGGGGTGAAATATAAGACCGAAGACGAGTGGAAAGCAAAGGGAATACCAGAAAAAGACATCCGAAGAGATGTCCATGTCCTGATGCCACCGCTTGATTTATTAAGCAAAACAAAGTAGGTTCAAAATTTAGGCAACATTATGACAAAATCAAAGAGACAACCTTATATAAAAGGAGGCGTAGCAAGTCTTCGTCAACCTTTTTTTCTAGGAAAAATAGCTAAAAAGATAGGTAAAGGACTTAAGAAAGTTGTTAAAAGTCCACTAGGAAAAGCGGCTTTAATTGGTGGTGGTTTATATGGTCTCAATAGATTTGGTCTTGGTTCCAGTGGCATCGGTAAAAACTGGTGGAGCAAAGCTTTAGGTAGAGGCGCAGGTAAATATTTATCCTCTGGAGCAGCTGGAGGTGCTAGATTACCACCAAGTCTATTCTCTAGAGCAAAGCAGGGACTTAAAGATTTTGGCTACGGCAAAGCAGCCTTCTTAGGCGCAGGTGCTGGGTTAACAGCTCTTCCTTTTTTAGGAGGCGATGATGAAGAAGACGTCGTAGAAGAAGCATGGGATGTTACACCTTCAAGTATTGCTAACATTAGACAAATGGCAAAAGACAGACATCCAAGTTTAGCTTTTCTACCGCCAGCAGAATCCGTGATGTCAGGATATTATGGATCCAAAGATGGTGGAATCGTTGGCTTAGCTAACGGTGGACAGCCAGCTGAAGCTCAAGCAGAACAAATGTTAAAAATGGAATATCAAAAGTATCGTAACCAAGGGGGCACCATGTCCTATCAACAATTTAAAATGGCCGTGTTGCAACAAGCTCAAGGTCAAGGACCCATGGCTCAGGGACAACAGGCACCCCAAGGTTTTGCAAACGGAGAACTCGTAACTGATGAATCCATGATGGCAGCAACCCCAACAGGAATGATGGAAGAAAATGTTGAAGAGATTCAAGGCGAACCGACTCGAGAACAAATGGAAGCTTTAGCAATGGAAATTTTCCAATTACGATTAGAAGAATTAGATGAAGAACAATTAATGGTTGTCTATCAAGCGGCAATGGAACAGCAACCTCGAGAAGAAATGATGCAGGAAGAAGATATTCAGTTCAATCCTCAAATGGCTCAGCCACAAATGGCAGCTGAAGGCGGACTTATGAGTCTGGGTGGTATGGAAAAAGACTACAGACAGGAAGGTGGCTTTGTACCCTTAGGTAAAAAGGAAAAGGCTGATGACGTTCCTGCAAGATTAAGTAAAAACGAATTCGTCTTTACCGCAGACGCGGTAAGAAATGCTGGCGGTGGTGACATTGATGCCGGCGCAGAAGTCATGCAGAACATGATGGAGAATTTAGAAGCGGGCGGACAGATTTCAGAAGAGTCTCAAGGCGCTCAGGGAATGTATAATAATATGCAACAATTACAAACGAGGATGGAATAATGGCATTACCAGATTATTTACAAGACACAGCAAAAGACTACGCCAAACAGGCAACCGCTGCCTATAGTGTACCGATTGATACAAGTAAATTTACCGGTCAACAATTCGTTGCAGGCGAAGATCCGTTACAAACCTCGGCTATTAATTTAGCGCAACAAGGGGTTGGATCTTACACTCCTTATTTATCAGCGGCTCAAGCAGGACTGACTCAAGCAGGCACGGATGTCGGTGCAGCACGAACAGCTGCAGGAGGTTTAGGAGCTTTAACAGGACCCACAGCTTACCAACCTTTCATGTCTCCGTATCAACAGGATGTCATTGATGCCTCGTTGGGAGAATTTGATATTCAAGCACAACAAAGACAGCAAGCTATTCAAGACCAAGCGCTCGGGGTTCCGGGTGCCTTTGGCGGAGGACGTGAAGGCGTTCAACAAGCTGAATATCAAAGTGCATCGGATCGAAATCGAGCCATGCTTCAAGCCGGATTATTACAACAAGGTTTTGGTCAAGCACAAAATGCAGCTCAACAAGCTTTTCAAAATCAACAAGCTATTGCTCAAGGTCAATTAGGATTAGGCACAGCTGCAATGGGATTGGGTAGAGAACAAATGAATTTATCTAACTTTCAAAGAGCAGGACTCGGAGCAGACGTTGGCGCTCTAGGACAACTTGGAAGTTTAAGACAGGGTCTTACACAGGCTCAACTAACCGCTCAACAACAAGCGGCACAAACTGCAGCTTATGAACCTTACGGAAGATTATCTCAGTATGGTCAAGGCATTACAGGATTAACGGGTGGAGTAGCGGCAGCACAGTACGCTCAGCCTCAACAACAAAGCCCTCAAGCATCTGCTTTGAGCACCGCATTAGGAATAGGAGGCTTGTACCAAAAAATATTCCACCCACAACCATTGTTTGGAGGATAATGAGAACTTTAAGTAGACCGATGTTCAATATGGGCGGCCCGATTAAACAAGGGGTTATGCATGGCATCAGAGAACCATATAAACATGGTACTCGAGCTGCGCTCGTAGGGAATCCTGTTTTTCCTAAAGATAAAACTGGAAGAGCACATCATGGTTATTGGTTAATACCACAAGCACTCAGAATGATTGGTAGCCAAGTTGTTAAAAAAGGAATTGGTAGTGCAGCGCAAGCAGAAATGGCTAAAAAAGCCCTGGCTTCAGCAGGTAAAACTATAGCTGGTAAAGGTACAGGTACTGCTACAGGAATTGCTGCAGCTGCACCAACCGGATTCAAAGGATATTTAATGAGAGACCCACTAGTTAGATCCGCTCTATGGGCTAAAGATGCATTATTTAATCCAACAACAGCAGGCTGGGGAAAATCAGCATTCAGAGGGGTTACTTCTCCTTCTTCATTACTCGGATTTGGTGGCTATGGTTTATATAGAGGACTCAAAGGTAAACCAGAAACTCCAGTGACAGGTGTAGAGAAACCAGGTGGATATCCGGGTGGCACAATTGTAGAAGAAAAAGCTACACTGTCTAAAGCCCAAAGAGATGCTTTTGCTCTAGCTGAACGAAATAAAAGAGTTCAAAAATATTTAGATATGATGGGCTATGACCGATCCAAGAAAACAGCGATCGCAGATGCTCTCATCGATGCAAGTAAAATTGTAAGTGATAGAGGAACTTTAGATAGAAAAAATATTACAGCTGAATTAATTAACCCAGCCATTCAAGCACTAAGTAAACGACTTGATAAACCAGAACAGATTAGAGAAGCAGTAGGTCTGATGATGACTAAAGCAGGTCTTGAAAAAGAAATGTATGATGCGAAACCTGGCACCATTGCGAAAAACGTACAGGATATGGTGAAGAGTGGTAAATTTAGTGAAGAAGAAGCGTGGGCTGTAGCTACAAAAGGATCTCAAGGAGCCGTAGCAGATATTCAAGGTGCCATAGCTACAGGAAAAGTGGGTGCAGGAGACTGGCCAGCTTTTGTAAGATCAACTGGAG